ACCTGTTGTTATTGCTGCTCCTGCTTGGCGACCAATAAAAGTATTATTACCAGCTGTAGTTGCTGACGTTCCAGCTAAATAACCAATAGCCGTATTACTATCACCTGTTGTAGCTGCATCTAGTGCTAAACCACCCATAACAGTATTAAAACCACCTGTAGTTATAGCAAATCCAGCATTATAACCAACACTTGTATTATAGGTATCATTATTTGAAGCAGCATTCATGCTGTACAATGATTGAAAGCCGATAGCAATGTTTCTATCTAAAACAGTATTTAATCTCATAGCACTATCACCTATAGCTATGTTTCTATCGCCTGTAGTATTTGCTCTTAATGCCGAGCCACCTATTGCGGTATTTGAAGAAGCAGTTGTATTGCTTAATAAAGCAGATTCACCTACTGCGTTATTATAATTTCCTGTAGTGTTAGATGATAAAGCACTTGAGCCAACTGCATTATTGTTAATACCTGAAGTATTGCCTGAAAGACTAAAATAACCTAATGCAGTATTACTATTACCTGTTGTATTGGCATCCAAAGCGTAAGCTCCATAGGCTGCATTTGAAGCTCCTGTGGTATTAACTGCCATAGCAGTATAACCAATCGCAGTATTATTAGAAGCTGTGGTGTTTTGATTTAAAGCATTAAGTCCCATAGCCACGTTTTGACTACCTGTACTATTATCTCCTAATGCACCTGCTCCTACGGAAGTATTGCCAGTTCCTGTAGTATTTGTTGTTAAAGCGTTGTAACCAACAGCTGTATTATTATCAGCCGTAGTATTAGCATCTAAAGCTAAATAACCTACTGCTGTATTTTGATTACCTGTAGTATTAAATTCTAATGTTGCAAATCCTAAACCTACATTACTAGCACCAGTTGTATTGGTTTTTAGGGAATCTCCACCTACAGCAGTGTTAGTACCTGTGGTATTAGCTTTTAAGGCTTCAAAACCAATTGCAACATTTTTACTTGCTGTTGTATTAGCAGTTAAAGCATCTCTACCTATAGCTATATTTCTAATACCTGTAGTATTAGCATCTAAACTATATGCACCTACAGCAACATTATTATCACCTGTATTTGTTGCACCATTACCCATCGACCTATAGCCGAGAGCAACATTAAAAGTACCTGTAGTTATATCTAGTCCAGAATATAAACCAAAAGCTGTATTTTGTGAGCCTGTTGTATTATTGTTTAATGAGCCAAAACCGACTGCTGTATTATCGCCACCTGTAGTGTTAGATACTAATGCATCTTTACCAACAGCTGTGTTATTAGAAGCTGTTGTTGATGAACTTAAAGCTCTGTAACCTAAAGCAACATTATCTGAACCAGTGGTATTGGCATCTAAAGCAATAGAACCCATAGCAATATTTCCAGTACCACTTGTTGTAGCTCCTTGTGCGTTGTAACCAATAGCAATGTTGTTTGTTTCACCAGTACCAGTAGCTCCTTGTGCTGATAATGCAAAAACACCAATAGCAATATTTCTATCGGTATCGACATTAGCATCTAAAGCACCAGCACCTATAGCAATATTTCTTTCACCACTTGTTAATGCATAAAGTGCAACATCACCTATAGCAATATTTTGACCATTACCACTAGCTGTAACACTATTTAAAGCTGCATCACCTATAGCTGTATTAGATGTACCAGTTGGATAGTTACCATCTAGTTTGATTGAGCCACTATCTACAGAAACATTACCTGCAACTGTAAGACCATCAGTAACTGCTGTACCTGTAACGTCTATACCTGTTGAGGTTGTGGCTAGTTTATTGCTTCCATAATGCTTTAATATAACCTCACCTGAAGAACCTTTAGCATGTAAATAAGATGCAAAACCACCTGAACCATCATCACTTTGTAAATATATATCTTTATCATCTGATAAGTTTCTTAAAATTAAAGCTCCATTATTGCTTAAAATATAATTGTTTGAGCCACCATCACTATAAATTTCTAAATCTGAACCTGCACCAAAAATAGCTTTACTGTTATCACCAAGTTTTACATCGTGATTAAAAATAGCTGTTCCTGCATCTGACATATCAAGTTGTAAAGCTGTTATTGCAGCACCACCATCATCGCCTTTAAAAAGAATATCTTTATCCTGGACACTAGAGGTTATAACAAAGTCAGATGATGAATTAGAAAGATCACCTATTGAAGTGCCAGCATCTTTAAACGTAACGTTACCACCATCTGCATCAAGAATAATATCACCACCAACATCAACAGTTAAATCTGCTGCATCAGAGATAGTTGATCCATTAATAGTTATATCGTCTACAGTAAGTGTTGAAAGTGTACCAAGACTTGTAATGTTTGTTTGTGCTGGGTCTGTTACTTTTAAATTGGCAAAAGCATCGACAACTGCTGCTCCTGATCCTGCACCATCTGAATAAACTACTTTAACATCACCATTAGGAATTGTTACATTAGCTCCTGACCCTTGTGAAATATTAATTGATTGTGATCCAGTAGTAGCATTTTCAATAATCCATACTTTAGATACAGTATTTGGTGCAATAGTTAATGTTCTAGTAGCAGTTAAACTAGCTCCAGAAGTAACTTTTAAATATAAACTTCTTACAGGGTCTGTTGAACCATCTGCAATAGTTGTTGTTGCGTCTGCGTCTGAACCAAAAGATGCTTCAGTGCCATAACTAAAAGCTTCTGCAATTAGTTCTAAATTTGTATTGGTAGAAGTACCCCAGGTTCCTGCCTCGTCACCTGTAGCTATTTCTTTTAGTCTTAAATCATTTACATAAGTTGCCATATATATTTCCTATACTAAGCCACCTCTTGCCAATCAGGGCTTTGAGATGAGTTTATATTACTATAATTTGGTGTTTGTGTTGTCGATACATCTGTATAATTTGGTGTTTGAGCATCATCGACTAATCCCCAAACATTTACTATTTGTGTTAAAGCACTAGCTTCTACACCAGTTGGCAATACAATACTTTTTGCTATAACAGTTGTATCACCAACAAATCCTTGTGCCTGATTACCAGAAACATCAAGAATATTAATTGTTTGTAAAGTTATAGTTCCTAAAGAACTTGTTGCTGATACGCCAGTAGGTTCAACAACTGCTGATGCAAGAACAGTTTCATCTCCTAAACTTGAAACTGATGCTACTGCAGAAACACCTGTAACTGCTGCACCTGCTGTAATAGCATTACCTAATGCAGATGTTCCAACATTACCAGTAACTGCGGTATTAGCATCTGCTTTTGCATTTTCATCGCCTAAAGCAGATGTTCCTGCATTTCCTGTAACAGCTACATTAGCAAAAGCAATTATTGTTTCATCGCCTAGTGCAGATGTTGCTGAAACTCCTGTAACTGCAACTAAAGCTTTTGCAACTACAGTTTCGTTACCAAGTGCAGAAGTACCTGCAACTCCAGTAACTTCAACAGCTATTGGGTTAGACCATTCTCCCTGACCCCAGGTACCTCTACCCCAGCCGTTGACTATTGCCATAATTTATTAAGCTATTCTTATGATTGCATTTGAAGCATCTGCTGTAGGAAATTGAATTGTAAAATCTCCATTAGTAGATGTTTTGTCGCCACCAAAATCTAATACTGCAACTGCTGGATCACCAGTAGCTGCTTCATTATAGATTAATGCACCTCTAGCTGTAATAGTAGCTGTGCTAAATGTTAAATCATTAAAGTCAGTAAGTGCAGTTGTACTTGATGATGAAGGATCAATACTTGTTAAAAATGAACCTTTTGCAGTATATCCTGTACCACTTGCTTCGTTACTTGCTGTATATGCAGTTGTTCCTGCACCTAAAGAAGCACTGCTTGTATACAATGCTAGTTTAAATACGTTACTTGCTGCTGAAAAATCGTGAACACCTTTTAATAACTCAACTTTAAAAGACGTACACATTGCTTGCGTAATTGCCATTATAATCTCCTAATAATATTAGCCATTTCTTTATGACCTTGTTTATCTAATAATCCAGCTACAGTAGCTCTATCACTTGCTATAGCTTGTTTTAAATACAATAGAACAGTTGCGTGTATAGCATCTTTAAAAGCTTTTGCTTGTGCTTGCACCATAGGATCAGCATTTTCGCTAATCGATACTAACTTTTCTACTATTCTTTCAGCCCAATATTCAGGACTCAAACCTTTGTTATCTGTTGTTTCAACATTTACAGTGCCTAATTCAGGAGCACCACTAACAGTAATCATTAACTTCTTCTCACTCTATATTGATCATCTCTATACTGATCTACTGTATTTTCGCCTTCTGCTAAAGTTTTTAATCTAGACAACGCTTGATCATATCTTTTTTCATATAACTGCATCATATCAGGTTCACCTTTCATATAAGTATAACCTTCTAGAATAGAACCATAAAGTAATGCATTTTCTGCATTTGTTGATAACCAAGTAGTTCCACTATCTTCACCTGCTGTTATAGATGCAGGACTATAAAAATAATGTAATTCAACAGTATAACTACTATCTGGTGTTGGTCCTATAATAAAACTTGAATTATCAAATAATGCATAGTGTTTAGGTGTACCTGTTGTAGAACTATTTGGATAAGCTTCTCTTATAAAATTAACATCTTTAAATAATAAAAATGTTTGTGAACCACTACTGGTAAAAGATAAAGAAAAATTATCTAAAAAATCTGTAGGTGTTGCTAAGTATTCATTACCTGAAGTAAATGTACCTGAAACATTTTTTCTAAATACAGGAAGCTTAACTGTTTTTAATATGCGTGTTTCTGCTTGTTTTATTATTGTTGGCAAATCAGAAACAAATTGAGTTTCAGAATTTTGTAAATAATTTTGTATTGCACTTTTTAGTTCTGCGTATGTCATGATATAACTATTTTAACCTGTCCTATTGATCCTCTTAAAACATTACTTGTACCATTTACTGGATTAAACCCAAAGTAAGTTGTTGATGATTCTTGACCACTATCAGGTCTTGGGTTAAATAATGCCATAGGATCAGATGTATTTAATCTTCCTACTTGAAACTGTGGATGATCAGGATCAAAACAATCTTTGCAAACCCTTAAACCATTTCTAGTTTCATCTTCAACTTCGTATTTAAGCTCAGATAATTTATATGTAAATCCACATCTATCACAAGTACCTAAAGCTTTTTTACTTTTTGCATATGCCATAATTAATATACGTTATTACCAGGAACAAACTTAACTGCAGCTCTTTCTCTGTCTGCATCAGATACTTCATCCCATAGTTCATTGTATCTTTGTTTTATCATAGCTACTCTATTTTGTGCTTCTGGTTCTTTACAAGCTATATTATAAGCTAAAGCATATGTTAAACATGGTAGATACCTAGCAGGCACATCAGCATTATTAGTAGCAACATTACCTGCATCTTCAATTCTTTTTATATAGTCATACACTAAAGTATATGTTTGTGCTGAATCTGGTGTAGCCCATAAAACAATATTAATACTGCTTGTACCTTTATCTACATAAAACTGTGTAGGCTTTGATTCTTGTAATTTTTTTGCTTGATGATTGTATTGTGTTCTTGAAATTCTAGTTAGCTGTTGATCAAATTGTTTTGTTGAATCACCAGAATCAGTTCTAATAAAAGCATCTACTATCTCTAAAGCTGCACTATTAGCAGCATAGCTAGATGTGCCAGCAGTGAGTGCTTGTGATGCTTGTTCTATTTTCCAAAGGTTTAATCCTTTATTCTGCCATTCTAAAAAAATTAAATTCAAAGCACGTCTAGCAGTTCTATAATCATAACCAGAACGCATGGTTAAGCCGCATAGTTCATATGCTTCTTCCATAATATCTGATAAATCTAGATTAAATGTAGTAGTTCCACTACTTGCCATGTTTTCTCCTAATTGCTTCTTTACCTTTTTTAGCAATAGCAGCTTGTTGATTTTTACCAGCTACCTTAGCTCTTTGCTCTAATACTGTTAATATTTGTATCTTACGAGCAAATGGTTTGTTAATTTTCTTTACCTTAGCTACAGTTTTTCTTGCATCTGCAGGTGTTGCAAATTTAATACCTACTGTATCTTTAGGGTTTTCATCTGTGTATAGTCTACGACCAGAACCTTTAGGTTTTTTTCCTGTTCCTACTTTTGGGTCTCTTTTTCTTTTCACTATACTTTTTTTTACTTGCTGGTGCTCTGTTTGTCATAACACCAAAGTTTGCTCTGGTCATTACCATTTTACTTTATGTGACCAATATCTTGCACTTAACTTATCGGGTGATGAATCTTGTGCATTATGTCTTGCATAATAAGATTTTTTCCTAGCTTTATCTTTTTTAGTTTTAGGATTCTTACCTGCACCTTTCACACCTTGCTGACCAAATCTAATAGTTTTAATCTTGTCACCTTTTTTGGCAACAACTACATGAGATTTAGTTGGGTGATTAGGGGTACGTTTTGGTTTATTGTACCCACTAACACCAGCTTTCTTATCTCCTC